TAAATGTCTCCAGTAGATGTTCCTTGTTTACCTGGTGGAAGGTATTTGTAGAAAGTACATAAAACATAATCACTATCACTTCTTATTGCAGGTGATGATGGGTATCTTAGTACCTTACCTGCTCCATTTACTGAAGTTCCCTCAGTTAGTGGTGGGGTTTTCCATACATCTGGCTTCCTAATATAATCTGGTTTCCGAATATTTTTTCCAGTTCTCTCCTCAACAAAATCGGCAGCCCACTCATTAGCTCCTGTGCCAGTCAAGTCATTGGAACCACTAGCACCAACTCGGAACATATCAACTAATGACATACCTTTATGTTTTTTCCTCTCTTCGACAGGAATAACAGTTGCTTTTTTGTGCCAATCGTAATCGTAATCGCTCATTTTGCCATCTCTATACTTTGTGGTGTACCATAACCTTTGACCTTTCTAGTAGCTTTGAATTTGTCATAGAAGTTTTCATCTGTATTTTCCCAAACAACATCTCGTCCGATTGGAAATTGCACTCCTCCTACATCTCTTACAAAGTTTTCAACAGGTAGTAGAACAACAGTGTCCCACTCATTTATAGCAATATCAAGATATAATTGTTGATCAACATGCTTATGGAGATATTTATGCAGACAACTCTTAGGCATGTCAACTCTACCCTGTGCTAACTTAGATGCTGCAACGATTCTCTTCTTCATTGCCATGTAATGTAGATTGAATCCCCAGAACTCTTCTTTATTAGATCTTATTACATATACAAGAGGATAAGTGTCCCAGTACTTGAGTTTCTTCTTTGATTCTGGGTCTGGATATTCAAAGAGATACATGTGACCTTGGACAGCCCATCTCCTTAGTTCATTAGAGTCTGCATTTATTGTTTCGTCTATTGAATCTCTTTTTTCGTCGCGGAGAAACTTGTCAAAGTTTGCTTTGTATTGCTTTCCAAGTCTCTGAGTAGTTGCACGATACCATGTTAATGATTTCTTCTCTCCTTCTGCTTCTTTCTTTACTCTTTCAAAAAGAGTATCAAATCCTCCTTCAGTAACACCTGCTTTGTATCGTGCTGCTGCTGATTTATTTTGTAGTTCTCCAAATCCTTGTGCCATTGTTCTATATTGCTAAGTGATCCTCATTTAATATCATGAAGCTCATCTGCCTATCTTCACAGTACCTTCGGGCAGATTTCCACTTAGCGTAGTTCTTTGCGTAGGTTTTTAATTGATTACGATACGAAGCAGTGTTTTTATTTTTCGCATGTGGTGGTTTAGTTTGACGTTTTGGTTTAATTTCAATAATATATTTGGATGTCCCTCCTCCTTTGTTTTGAACTTTTATGTAGAAGTCAGGATAATATCGACGAATTTTACCATCTGGTGCTTTGTATGGAATGATAACTGTTTCACTTCCCCACTCTAATATAGAGGGATTGTTGTCACAGTAAACCATAAATTTACGTTCCCATAATGACCTATAAATCACATTTCTAGTGTTGCCACGATACTTCTTGGGATTAATGGGTCTGTATTTCCCAGAGTATGCCATAAATATAATTGTACCAGTTAAAATATTTAGTGTGGCAATAAACCGTTTTTTACAAAGAATATCTCAGGACGGTGGTTTAGCATCAAGTAATAACTTTGTTGTTAGGTTTTTAAATCCTCCATTTGAGATTCCATATGGAATTCAAGAACAGATGGAATTTTATTGTAATGAAGCTCAATTACCTAATGTCAATACATCAGAAGGTACTATTAATGGATTGTATCTAGGAAGTGGTTCTGTTAAATATGCTCATACTAGAGTGTTCACAGAGCTTCAGTTAGGTTTTATATGTGATGCTAATATGTCTATTATGAAGTTTTTGAATGCGTGGCAGGATTATATGTTTAATGGGGGTAGTTCAGCTAAGAACAGAAATGTAACTGTAAAGTATCAAGATGAATATGTTTGTGATATTGCAATCATGAAAACAGAGTTGAGTCCTTATGAAGGAGAATTGAGAAATCCTTTGACTTATGTTTTAGAGAGAGCATATCCATATGCCATTGATGCTGTTCCAATGCAGTTTGGAAGTAATCAGGTTACTCAAGTAACAGCACAATTCTCATACATGAGGCATTACGTTAGTAATAACGATATTAGAAATATTGAAGGAGATGTGTTGGGAATGGAGTATCGTTTGGGATCATTTGCTGGACCAACTTCGACTATGATATAGTCAGCAAATTCGACTTTTCAATTCCATAAAAGTCGAAAAATTTACTCAGCATATTTTTGGTCAAAAAAGTCGCATATATAAATATACGACTTGAAATCAGTTTTATGGCATTACCACAAGTAGCTCTTCCAACTTATGAATTGGAATTGCCCTCAAATGGCAAAAAAGTCAAATATCGCCCATTTGTTGTAAAAGAAGAAAAATTACTATTATTGGCTTTAGACTCGAAAGACGAAAAAGAGATAGAATCAGCAGTTAGGAATTTATTGAAGAATTGCATTCAATCAAGAGTTAAACTTGACGATCTTCCTATTTTTGATTTAGAGTACTTATTTTTGAATATTCGTGCAGTATCCGTTGGTGAGGATATTGATATGACTATTACATGTAAAGATGATAATACTACGCAAGTTAAGTATAGTTTTAATATAGGTGATGTTGCGATTTTTAAACCAGAAGGTCATAATACCAAAATTCCTTTTACTGATGAATTTGGAGTTATTATGAAGTATCCTGCATTTCATCAATTTGTTGCTGGATCTTTAATAGGTCAAGATGTTAATCCAGAGAGTGTAGTTGAGATAGTTGCTTCTTGTATAGATCAGATATATGATAATGAAGAGGTATATGATTCATCTACTACAACTAAGAAGGAATTTAGAGAATTTGTAGAAGGTCTTACAAATAAACAATTTGATAAGCTTCAAGATTTCTTTGAGACATGCCCTAGATTGGAGCATACATTTGCTATTCAAAATCCCAATACTGGGGTTGAATCAGAATATACTATTTCGGGGCTGCAGAATTTTTTCGGGTGATGCTCTTCCATCAAACTTTGGAAGGGTATTACAAGACTAACTTTGCTTTGATGCAACACCATAAATATAGTTTGAGTGAAATTGAAAATATGATGCCTTGGGAAAGGCAAGTATATACTACTTTATTAATGCAATATCTTGATCAAGTAAAACAAGAACAACTTAAGGCTGCACAGAAGAAATAACATGGCACACGGATTCCTCGCATATAAAGACGGTAGACATAATAAAGGTTATACAGCAGCCTTTAATAACTTTGCGTGGAATCAATCAAAAAGTATTGGAAAGGCATTATATCAAAAATTAAAGGATAGATTAGGAAAAAAGACTAAACCAGAGGATGAGTCTGTTGCTTTGGTAGCACAACATTCTACCTCTGAAGTAGTACCTGTATCAGTTAAGTCAGTTGGTAATACTGATAGTATATTTGGTGGTAAGGGACTCTCTGGTTTTATGAGAGGTGCAAATCGTGGTGGTGGTATTGATCCTGATATAATGGGTGGGGGTCTTGCTAATTTCGCATCTCCTCGTAGAATGAACAAGGGATACGATATAATTGATATTACACCTGTTAATAGTAGTAAAGAATCAGATTCCAATATCATGCCTATGCCAGGTGGTGGTGGAGGAGGAAGTTTAGCAGGTGTAGAAACAGCAATATATGATTTAACTAGAGAAGTTAATGAAACTAAGATGGCAATGATTAACATTGCCACTAAACAGATGCAGCAAGCTGATATAGAAGCTGCTAATCAAAGGGCAATGCAAGAAAGAGCTCTTATGGCTCAGCAGAATATGCTTTCTCCATCATTCTCTGGTGGTTCTGGTACTAATAGTTCATCTTTAAAGAAACCAAAGAGAGGAAGGGGAATGGGTGGTATTCCTATTCCTATGAAAAGGGGTGGTGGTACTGGCTCTATAATGAAACGAGGCAGTAAAAGAGGTCTTACTAGAGCAGCAACAAAAATAGGTGGAAAGAAATTAGGTAAGTCAGTAGCAAAGATGGGATTGAAGAAAGTCCCTGGTCTTGGTTTATTGATGGGTGGTGGATTAGGTCTAATGAGACTTATGAAAGGTGATATCGGTGGAGCTTTGAGTGAGGTTGCACAAGGTGCATTAACAACATTTGCTCCAGGACCAGGAACAGCAGCAGCAATGGCGTTGGATATGGTGACTCCTGCAATGGCAGATGGTGGTGTAGTTCATAGTCCAACAACAGCATTGATAGGTGAAGGAAAAGACAAGGAGGTAGTTACTCCTTTGAATAGTGAGACTTTTGAAATGATGGGTGATGGTTTTCTTGATTCTTGGAATAAACGTTCTACAGAAATCCATAGATTCATATCAGGTGGTATGAAGTTATATCAAAAGGAAGAAGGAAGATATCTTAGTGGTAATGGTAATGGAACTCCTGGTACTGGTCAACCAGGTGGTAAAGGATGGTATGGACATGATATTCCAGAGAATGCACCTAGAGGACCAGCAAGACTTTTCACTGGATTGTGGGATGCTATAACTTTCGATTTGTTTGATACAGATAAGAGAGGTAGTATTTGGGAGAATGAACATGGACAATCAAAAGGAGTAGGAAGATGGTTACAGGGTGGAGCAGATTGGCTTACAGGTGATAGATTTGATTTTGATAGAAGGGATGAAAATTCTCCTGCGAGTGCTGTAAAAGCTGAGAATGATATGTTAGGAAAGAAACCTCCTAATAGAAGTAGTATTATGAAATATGTTAAGAATAAGGGAGTTTCGGATAAGAGAGCAAAATTAATTGCACAATCTGGAGATAGTTCTCCATCATCAACTGGTGGAATGTTTGATTTGAATACTACAGATTTTGCTGCAATGAAGAGTGCAGTTCCAGATTGGTCTACTAATTGGCAAGCTCAAGTTAATTGGGTAATGAATAGTGGTAAGTTGGATAGTTATATTGAAGCAAATAGACCTGAAGGTAACTGGTTTACTAATATGTTCTCAGGAGGAGGAAATAAAACTGAAGGAGAGAATCTTGCAGCTAATTCTGCTCAGAATAATTTAAATGATGTTAATAATAATTCAAAATCAAATATAGTAATTCTTGATCAAAATTCAACTGCTACTAATGGAGGAAGTTTACCTGGAGAAGGTGGATCAGTTCCAGGTATTACTTTCGCAGAAACTGGCATGGAAGTATTTTCAAATCTAAAGATAAGGACTATTAGATAATGGTAGATAAACCACAAACTACTCAAGATTTTAGGTTGGTATCTGTCATGCTTCATAAGGCAGGTGATGTTGGCAAACCTTTTGATATGAAAGATTTAGTAGATACTTTCAGTTATGTTGAGAGTGTTACTTCTCCTTGTGTTGCTGCAACTATGAATGTTGTAGATAGTAGTGGATTACTTAGCACATGGCCTATTCAAGGCATGGAAACTATAGAAATTAAAATAGTTGCTAATCCAAAACCAGAAGAAGAAAAATTATATAGGTTTAAAATATGGAGATTGACTAATAGAGTTTCTTCAAATCAAAAACAAACTTATACTTTAGGATTAGTCTCAGAAGAAGCTATTTTAAATGAAACTAATAGAACTGAGGGAATTCAATCAGGTAATCCAAATGCAATTGTTGAAAAGATGCTTAGAGAGAAGTTAACTAGTAGTAAATATTTTGCATCTGAAGCTTCTGCTTTTAAAGTGAAAATGATAGCTTCTAGGAAGAGACCATTTGATGTTATTGCTGATGTTTGTGTAAAGAGTGTTCCTACTTCAGGTATATCTGCGTTTGAAACTTCTTCTGATAATGATAAACCTACTATTAAAGGAAGTGCTGGATTTTTATTTTGGGAAACTAGGAGAGGATATCATTTCTTCTCTGTAGATGCTTTATGTGCTACTGGTGAAAAGAATCAATTTAAATCACCTAATTTTCAAGTTGATGAACATGGTACTTATAAAGAAAGACCTGCTAACCAAGAAAATATACAACCAGATACTAAAATAATCGAGACTGCTACATTTCAATCTGAAGTTGATATAATGACTTCTTTGAGAACTGGTAAGTATGCTAGTCTGATATGTATGTTTAATTATAGTACAGGACAATACGAGGAATTCCCTTATGACATCAATCAGACTTATAATAATATGGCTCATTTAGGAGGACAGGAAAGTGTATCTAAACTACCCCATTCATCAGGAGATCTCTCGAAGAAACCAACAAGAATAATGTCTGTGTTTGTAGATCATGAATCATGGTATAATGAACCAGGAATTGCTTCTCCAGAAGATAGGGATGGTTCTAAGAACCCTACTCAATTTGCAGATTGGCAAAAACATTATGTTTCTCAGTCTCTTACTCGATATGAATTGTTAAAGAACCAATCTGGAACTATAGTTATACCAGGAAATTCTGATATATGTGCTGGTGATAGGATTACTCTTGAGCTGGTTAATAAAGCTCCAAGTGCTGATATAAAGAAAAATCCTTTGGATAAAGAAACAAGTGGTGTATACTTGATAGAAGAGGTAACTCATACATACGAGAAAAACGTAGGAACTAATGGTAGATTTCGCACTACTGTTAGAGTCATGCGTGATTCATATGGTATGCCAGATGAAATCTCATCACATGGTAACTAAATAAATTACTAGAGGATTACAACTATGTCTGAAATCAAACACGATTTAGATCATGAAGTTTATATTGATCCAAAGGATCATAAGGAGCATGTCAATCATGGTATGCTAGAGTATTCTGAAGAAGATCTGAAGAATGTTCATGCTAATTATGAAGGATATCACAAAAATGATGTCGTTGATAAGAATGAAGGTGTTATTAATGACTATCATACAAGACATCAAGATCAACATCTTGAAGTGTATTGTGATAATCATCCAGATGCATTTGAATGCAGAGTATACGACGAATAAATTATGGACCAGTTACTATCAAATATAATACCAACCAATAGAACTGGTGACGATGGCTTTAACTGGTGGGTTGGTCAGGTAGAGGGCATTGCTCTTGCTGAGGGGAATAATAAAGGTGGATTTAGATATAAGGTAAGGATTGTAGGAGAACACCCAGAATCTTCGGAACTTCTTGATACAAAGGAACTTCCTTGGTGTCAAGTAATGATGCCAGTTAATGTTCCCTTTTTACCTGGGAACATTGCTGGAGCACATCCACAGTTACAAACTGGGTGTTGGGTTGTTGGATTCTATTTGGATCCTGAAAGACAGAAACCTATTATCATGGGTTCTGTTGGACAGACTCCAGGTGCTACTACTGTAATTAAGTATCTTAATCCAGAAGATACTAAAAATTTCCAAACAACATTAGATCCTAATGTAATAGATCCAAATACTGATGCTGAGATTCCTCCTGAAAATAGGGAAGGTGGAGAATCAGAAAATACGAATACAGTTACTGGAGGAATAGGAGATGGTAGTACAGATGGTGATGGTAAATTACGTGTAAGTAGAGGATTAAATGATGATAATCCTGGTGCTCTAATAGAACCACTTAAAGTATGTGTTAAAAAAGCTGAGAAATGTGATGATACTGATTTAAAAACTCAGATGTCATATATCATGGGTGATTTTCTTAGGGATGTTCAGAAGAGTAATGGTAATGTAGGAACATATCTTGTAGATAAGTACACAGGAAGATTATATAGTGGTATTGGTGTTGCTAGGAAATACACCAATAAAGCAATGAAAGTTATAAGAAAATTCATTGCTAAGATTAAAGGATATATTATATCAAAACTTAAGGATGCAGTTAAAGCACTCACCAATGCTATAATGCGTCCAACTGATACTGGTAATGCATTGACACCAGTTACAGAATTTTTCAATAAGATCCTCAAGCAACTTGGTTGTTCTATGGAAGATCTTGGTGACAGATTGATGAAGTGGTTGACAAATGTATTAATGAGTTATCTTGCTCAGATCTATAGATCAGTTGCTTGTCAGATAGATTCATTAGTTAATGGTATCCTTTCTAAGATAAATCAACTCCTTAATAGTTTGTTTAGTGCTATTCTTGGTCCATTGCAGTCAATTCTTGGAGCAATTGCAGCACCACTTAATATTATTGGTGGAGTTATAAATTATGTTTTAAATTTACTTGGAATTAGTTGTGTTGGTCCTGATAGAAAGTGTTCTAAGAAGAAAAAGGTTTGTAATCATGGTGAAGAAGATGATGGTGAAAATGATCAAGATTTCTTAGATAAACTTCTTTCGGATTTGGATGGTTTATTTGGTGATACTCCAGCAGATTATACACAGTATGTTTGTGATGAAGCATATACTGGTAAACCATTAGAAGTTACTAATATTGGTTTTACAGGTGGTGTTCCATTATCAACAGTAAATAAGATTGTTTATAGTATTAATGATATTACTGTTGAAGAAGGAGAGGCAGCGAAATTCACGGTAACTAGGACTGGTGCAACTGATATTGCATCATCAGTTGATTATAAGATTTTAGAAAACCAAGGTAGTGCTACTAAGAATATTGATTATGTTCCTGAAGAAGGAATACTTGGATTTGCAGCTAATGAGATTAATAAGACAATAGAAATACAAACATTATATTCTGCTGAGAGTGAGTTGGATGAGACTTTCTTTATTAAGTTAACTCATAATACTCCGCAGGATAATGATGATGTTAAGTTGCATTTCATTAAGAATATTGGTAAGTGTATTATAACAGAAAGGGATGCGAAGGTAGAAGGAGATCCATATGTTGTAGGTCCGATAGATCCTTGGGAACCAATAAAAGAATTAGATCCTGGTGGTGATCCAACTCCTGTACCTGATGATGACCTCATTGAAAGATGGAGTGTATCTGCTAATAGAGCAACATGTCCAGAAGGAGAGTTTATCATATATGAAATAGTGACATCAAATGTTGAAGATGGAACTTTTGGATATTATACTTTGAGTGGAAGAAATATTACTGCTGGTGATATTATTGGTAGACAATTATCTGGAGGTTTTGTAATAGAAGATAAGAAAGCTTATGTGACTATTGGTATTGAAGAAGATAATGAGATTGAAGATGTAGAGACATTGAGATTTAGTATTAATGGTAAAGGTGCTGCAACTGATGTTTTAATTACTATTGATGATGATACTGATTTATCTGATTATGATCTTGGAGAAGGAGAAACAGTAGAGAATACTATTAAAGAGTTTGAACTTCCAGTTGTTAATTCGGGAGATGTTATTACTGATGGTAATGGTGGAATAATAGAAATTCCAGTTGCAAAGTCTGGTTCACCTTGGGCAGAACCTCCTTTTGTTTGGATTGATGGAGAAGGTTTTGGTGCTATAGGAACTCCTTTGTTAGATCCAAACGGTTTTATTAAAGAGATTCGTGTTAAATCTACTGGATTTGGATATAAAATAAATCGTGCATCTGATAATGATAGACGTTGTATTATTGATTCATTTACAGTTATATTACCTGGTCGTGGTTATCTTGAACCACCAACTATTTGGATCAATGGTCAGAAAGATGTTGCAGAAGCTATAATTAGTGACGATGGTTTTCTTATTGGTGCTAGAGTTCTTAGGAGAGAATTAACTTATGAAGAAATGCCTGAGATTAAGATAGTTGGTGGATCAGGACATGGTGCTAGAATGATACCATCATTATTATGTCTTGGTACTAATGCTCTTGCTGAGGTTGGTTCTACCAAGATTGGTACTGGTCGTTACGTGGATTGTCCATAATGTCAAATCAAACTGCTGCTATTACATATCCGCAGAGTATTGCGAAGCCAACAACGACAGATGAGACTCAGTTAACTGAGGATGGTCCTAGATTTAAAACTGCGTGGAAATGTGCATCTACTAAGTCTCAGATTTTAACTGTTTCTTGGCCTGATACAACTACAGGTGAACTGATACTAAGGGGACCAGGTCTTGGTGGTGCTTCCATTCATATGGATACAGTGGGACAGATATATCTGTTATCTGGTTTAATTGGTGCTGGTGCTGATGTTGGTGCTGGTGCTGGTAAATTAACTGTACATTGTGATGGTGGTGTTCAGAAGTATGAAGGTCCAGTTAATATGGAGTTTAATTCTGCTGAAGATGATGAAGATGATGCTCTTGGTATCATGTGTTATGGTAATGTTACTGAGAATCTTGTAGGTGGACAGAGAACTATTATTGCAAAGAAAGTTTATATCAAAGCAGATGAGTTAGTTGAGATTGTGGGTGGCACTGATGTTAAGATACAAGCAGGTGGAGATGGAAGTGGTAGTATAATCTTTGCAGCAGGAGAAGTCATGCATTTGATGGACAATGAAAAGAAGATTGTGTTAGGTCAGAGTATGAAGTTTGGTGTTAAGGAAGCGACAGAAATTTCATTTGATCCACGTTCTAATCATACTATTCTTTCACCAGGTCATTTAAATCATAAGGTTCTTGGAGATTATAAGCAATGGACAGGTGGTATCTATCAACAGATTATTGGTGGTATAGTTCCAGCTCCTCCATTCATCCAACCAAGAATTTACGATTATAGTGTAACTACAGTGAAAGGTAAGACTGCGTTTAGATCTGGTCAGAAGTTTAGTGTCGATGCTGTTCTTGGAGGAATTGACATGGAAGCACTTGCTGGAGATGTTGCAATGAAGGCAACAGCAGGTAAAATGGATCTTGAAGCATTGGGTGTTGGTACACTCAAAGCGACAGGTGGAATTACTCTTGAAGGAGATGGTGATTTTGACATTAAGACACAAGGTAAGTTGGATATGTCAGCACCAGGAGGTACTAAGATTGATACAGCAGCAGGATTTAATGTAGATAGTTCTGGTCCTGTATCATTAAAAGGTACTGCAATGGATATAGAGGGTTCTGGCAACGTAACAATCAAAGGTGCTCTAATTTTCTTGAACTAGTGTGCCAGTTGATAAACTGTCACAAGGGCGGTTGTCCAAATCCATATAAGATGATATTCTTATAAATAACTTGAGTGAAGCATTTCTTCACACAACTTAATATAGACAAAGGCCCGAAACTATCGTACCCTGCGTTGAATGAAAAAGATCCCATGTCGAGGGGTCTATCATCCGTGGGGTTTTTCCTTGCGAGATACTTAAAAAAACAATCATGTCAATCAAATCAACAATCGCTGCTATCGCAGCATCTCCATTCCTTCTCGCTGGTGCAGCTTTTGCTGGTCCATACGTGAACGTTGAGAGCAACCTCTCATATCCTGATGGAGACTATTCTGGTGCAACTACAGATCTTCATATTGGTGTCGAAGGTCCTCTTAGCGAGAAAGTTTCTGGATACGTACAAGGCGGTCCTTCTTTCGTTGCTGTAGACGGAACTGACGGTTCTGAGACTGAGTTCTCTGGTAAAGCAGGAATCAACATCGCTGCTACTGAAACTCTAGGTGTATACGGAGAACTCTCTGGTATCACTAAGGAAGTTTCTGGTGACGATACAGTTAACTGGGGTGCTAAGCTTGGTGCTAAGTTCGTATTCTAATTAGATACTAATTAGAAACTTTGAGGGAGGGGTTGCGACCCCTCCTTTTTTATGCTATAATTTCAAAGTCACAAGGCATCGCTACCTATGACTGCTGCATGTCCCTTTGGTGGTTTCAGACATGGAGGCGATAGGAAACCACCACTTAATCATAGAGGAGTGATATGGTAAAAAGAACACATACAATTGAAAAGAAGAATCCACAACACAATCAAGTGTGGGAATGGGAAGAAACTCCTGAATTACGTAAAGCATTGAAGCAACTTGAAAAGTCTTCAGAAGAAGTAAAGAATGGATGAGTTTTTAGAATTATTGGAAGGAGTCTTCTCAAATAAAACACAGGCACAGTGTCATCCAACACGCTATGCCCATATTTGGGTTACCTATAAGAAAATTAGTAAGAACAGATATTATGGTGAACAGGCATATAATTATATGAAGAATAGACCATATCTGCAATATGTTATTGACATAGTAGAGGATAATGGTACATTTCGCACAAAGAACCATGAGATCATCAAGACTCCTGAAAGATATTGTAATGGTGCTAATGTAGAAGAGATAACAGATGAACATCTTAGGTTTCGTGAACATTGTGATCTAGTATTCAGAAAAGTAGGACCGAAAAGATATCAAGGTGGTACAGAGGGATGTAAGTGTTATGTTGATTGGGGTGGAAAGAAAACGTATATTATTAATCAAATTAGATTGGATGAGAAAGAACTACATATATTGGACACAGGAAAAGATGTGAACACAAATCAAAGAGTTTGGGGTTCAGAGTGGGGTTATCTAGAATTTGTGAGGCAGTAATTATGCCAATTAAAGATAGAGAAGCAAATAGAAAGTATCAGAGAGAATGGGCTAGGAAGAAAGGTAAGACAAAGAAGAAGAATCAGGTTGGATTTAGAACAAGACAGAAGATGGTTGATGATGCAAAATCACATCCATGTGTTATTTGTAATAAGGAGTATCCTATTGAAGTTATGGAACTTCATCATATAGATGCTGCTTCTAAAACATCTACCATCTCACAGTTGCAAAGAAGAGCAAGTTATGCTAAACTCAGGGATGAGATAGATAAATGTGCTCCAGTGTGTGCCAATTGTCATCGTTTATTAAAACATGGTTATGTCGATTTACCAGAACTTATTTTATTGCCATCATAGCACAGTGGTAGTGCAGGGCTTTTGTAAAGCCAAGGTCGCGAGTTCAAATCTTGCTGATGGCATTGGGGTTGTAGTTCAACTGGTTAGAGCACCTGCCTGTCACGCAGGAAGTTGCGAGTTCGATCCTCGTCAATCCCGTAGGTCATGAAATTAGTATATAATACTTTATCAGATAAGTTATATGATGCTTGTCTTGCTGAATTGGATGAGAAAGCACCTAAACAATGCTGGAATTCTAGTAGTGTCATATGGAAACCTCATCTAAAGCAGGGATTAAATGGTAGTTGTTTAACTACTATGGTCTCTGATGAATTAACAGATGCTATACAAAGACAAATTACCAAATATGTACCAGAACATGATACAATAATGTGTCAGTTTTATATTTGGCAACCTAATTCTGGTATTGCTATACATGATGATGAACACCATGTTTTTGGTGCTACCATATATCTTAATGATACATGGCATCCTAATGCTGGTGGATGGTTTATATGGGCAGATCAAGGTACAGAACGTTCTGGAATCTATAAAGCAATACTGCCAGAACCTAATGTTATGGTGATAAATGATTCATCAGAACCACATCTGGTTACTTCTGTTTCTCCAGATACACCAGAATTTCGATATACTATACAAATTTGGGGTGATTGATGTCAATTACAAGAGAAAGTTTTTTATTTGGTTTTCAAGAACCTGAGAAAAAGAAACCAAGAAAAAAGAAAATAGCAATTGTTGGTGCTGGACTTGCTGGTTGTATTACTGCTATGCATTACCATCTCTATGGTAGAAACATGCAGGAGAAGATTACAATATATCATGATCCTAACGTACCTATAGAAGAGACTGGTCAAGGAACAACTCCAAATATTGCGGGGTTAATTTTTATAGCATTGGATAATAGTTGGTATACTCATAATAGACTTGATGCTACTAAAAAGTTTGGTATTAGTTACGAAGGATTTGCAAAGAGGGATATATTTCATACTTTTGCTTTTAATACTGTATCATGTCATTATAGACCTAATCTATTAACTAAAATGATCTTGGAATCAGATTTGTTTGATGTTGTAGAAAAGAACATTGATGATCCAGAATCAGAAATAGATTCTGATTGGATATTTGATTGTAGAGGTAGAACTAAAAATAATCCTGATGATTATGAATCATTAACAAGTCCAGTGAATTCTGTTTTACTTGCCACTAAACCAGGAGAGACAGATCTAGAGTACACTAGGTCAGTAGCGACTCCTGATGGATGGACTTTTGTTATTCCTAACAAAGATAGTACTTCTTATGGATATTTGTACAATAATGAAATAACAGATACAGAAATTGCGAAAAAAAATCTCAGGGAATTTTTTGACGTAGAACCTCATAACGAATTGACATTTGATAGTTATGTTGCAAAGGATATATGGAGAGGTGAAAGAACAGTAATTAATGGAAATAGAGTTGGTTTTATAGAACCAATGGAAGCATCTTCTGCTGCTTTTTATAAAAATATTGCAGAATATTCATGGGATCATATACATGGTAAGGTTCCAAAACATTTCATTAGTGCTAGAGTTAGACATACCATGAAGCAAATTGAAACTTTTCTTTTGTGGCATTATGCACATGGTTCTAAATATGATACTCCGTTTTGGAAACATGCTAAAAGTTTGTGGGAAGAGCATACACCACATGGTGATTTCAATAAGATGATTGAATTATGTGATAAACGAAATTTAATAGAACATGCAGTGGGAACTGATCTTTATGCTCAGTGGTACACTTATAGTTTCAAGCAATGGAGAGATGCTTACATCTAAGGTTCAAATACAGGTGAAATGATTTTTTAGAACCGAAGTCATATTCAGGGATCTGCTAGTATAAATAAATCGAGAAGATTCTTAGATTAGCAGACGCAGACTAATTATGCCATTAACAAGACTGGATAACCTGATTACTAGTAA